CGGCACATCCGCGCCTACGGCCGGCCAGCGGCCGAATAGCCCCACACGGCAGCAGACGGCAGCAGGACGGCAGCAGACCGCTTTTGCGAGCGGTCTGCTTTTGGCTGTAAGTTGTTGATTCTAAAGGTGGTGAGCCGCCTCGGAATCGAACCGAGAACCCGCAGATTAAGAGTCCGGTTCAGACCTCGAAATTGCTCGATTTGTTAAGGATTCCGCGTGTTTGTCTGGTCAGGACTAGCCAGTGCTAGCCGGATGACGGCAGCAGGACGGCAGCAGGTTGGCCTGTGTCCACACCAAGCTGCGCGACTGTTCCCAGACCAAGTCGGCCGGCCGGTCCAGCGGCCGCAGGAGCGGTTGCGGCGCGCGGTCGACCGGAACGCCGGCCGGCCGGCGCCGCGCGCGCCTACGGCCAGCCAGCGGTCTCCTGGCGCCGTTTCCAGCGCCGGCCGGATCTCAGTGTCGCGGACGGTCTGGCGGTTCGGCCGGCTTGGGCTGTGCCGGCGGCTCCGGCTCCGCGATGGGATGCTCCGGATGCGGCTGCTCACCGGGCCGCGAGGGACGATCCGGGTTTGGTTCCGCGATGGGATGCTCCGGACGCGGCGAGTCGCCGCCGCCGGGACGGGTGATCGGTTGTTCGGGTCTCTGCACCATGACGGTCCTCCTGTGCGCGCAGCTCGAGGAGCCACGCATAGAGCGCGACGAGATCGCCGTCCGCGTTGAGCGGCAGCGCGCCCGCCGCGATACCTTCGCAAATCAATTCCAGCAGCGCATCGTCGTGCCGCGTCACGCACTCAGAATACCGTGCGCGGCGCTAGAACGCGCCGACGCCCCACAGTTGCCGGACGAACGTGCGGAAGTCCTTCGGCGCGGCGAGGGCCTCGGTGCCCGTCCAAATCCGCCCGAGGTGTTCGAGGTCCCCGAAGGCGGCTTTGAGCAGCGCGACTTCCTGCTGCGTATAGCCCATCTCCACAAGGGCCGTGTCGAGCGTGCCGCTGAGGTACATCTGCATCGTCAGCACGTCCTCGAACGATTGTTGGAACCGGCGAGCGATGTCGCCCGCCCGCGTGTCGATTTCACCTTTCGTGACAGGTAGTCCTACGCTCATGTACGTGCCCCTCGTTTCTGGTTAGGTCACTTCAAACGCAATTGACAGAAACATCGTGGTCCATCCCCCATTCGCCGTCCAATTGCCGGTACGCGTCGTGTCGCGGTACAGCAGAATGGCATTTTGGCCGGTATCGGTGGCGGCGTATCCGGGCCGGGTCGTCCCGCTCGGAACGTCATTCACGATGTAGGTGACTGGGAAGGCCCCGGCGGGTAAAAAGCCACCCCATGCGGGCCGGTCGATCAAAATGGCGGGATGTACGCCGCCGCTGACACTGGAGGCGTTGGACGAATGCACGAAAGTCATCGTCTTCCCACTGAGCCGATATTTTTGCGTGATGATATTGCCCGCCGAGACGGTCCACGCATTACCGCCAATCCCCATATAGTGCGCCGCGCTAAACGCGGGGGTGATCCAGGCGCCTTGATCGTGCGCGGTCATCAACCAATAGCCACCACCGGCGGTCTGATAGATCAGTGTGATGAAGCCTTCGTACGCAATCGGCGTTGGAGCACTATGGACCGTGGTCACAATCCGATTCGCTGCCGCCGACCCGCTCGCGTAATCCGCGATCAAAATGAGCCCAGACCCACGATTTTTGATGGTGACGGTTTGTCCATCGACGCCACCGAGGATTCCCGTAATCGTCAGATTGGTCGCCCCGTTCCAATAGATGAACATCGGCGCGGTCGTAAATCCCGCCGGATTCCAATCGTTCACCGTCCCGACTTGCGCGTTCAGAATCGACTTCGGCGCGAGCGCCCCGCTCACCAACGCATCGATGTTGTTGTAAATCTTTTGCAGCTCGGCGTTGTTGATGACGGTGCCGGTCGTGCCGGAGCCGTCGTCGTCGATCCACGTACTGCGGGTAATCGGCATTCGCTTTCTCCCTTACGTCGGATCGTTGAGCCACGCTTCGAGGACGGGAATCGCCTGCGCGGTTTTCAGGGCGCGGCAACTCCGAAGTGGTGGGCGCTTCGACACCGGCCACACGATCTCGACGTCGTTGATCACGGTCCCCATCTCCGCGACGGTGTTGCCCTGCGTGAGCGCGATTTGCTGCACCCGTCCCGGCTTCGCGTTGAAGTCCTCGGTGTCCCATTCGTAGGCGACGAGCGGGGCCGCGAACGCGGTGATCTCCGCGGCGCCGCGTTGTTGGGCCGTGCTGTAACTGAAGCGGCCGTCCTGCACGATGTGCTCGTGCCACCCGTCACTAAATTCCGTTTCCGAAAACGACGGGGTCGAGAAGCTCGCCTGTGAGGGCTCCAGTAGCACGACGGGCGTGCCCGCCGGTTGCGCCTTGACGGGGCCGTAGTACCGACCGAGGCCCGCCCACGGTGCGGAGCCGGGACCGTTGAAGTCCCCGGGTTGATAGCCGAGCGCGAATTTCACAAGGGCTTTGCATTGAAAGATCGCGGCGGGGACGGGCGTGACGACCGTGCCGATGGGCACGGCGGTCTGCAAGCGCCCGACGCCGTACTGCGTCGTAAACGGGTCCACCCAGAGTTGGGTCGGCGAGAGCACGAAGACGTTGACGTACTGATCCCCGACCTTCACGTAGCCGTGCCACATCTGCGTCGTGCTGCCCTCGACGTAGCGGGGCCACTCCGGGGGCAGCGTGGTCACGTAGAGGTACGCATCGGCGGGGTTCGCCGCGCTCGTGAGCGTGACACTCGGATAATTGCCGGATGCCGGGAGCGGAAACACGTACGTCTCACGGAACGTGACGAGGTTCGAGCCGATCCGCACCAGCCATTCCGGGTTCGTGGTCCCGACTTGGTGTCCCGCGCCCAGCGGCAGAGGAGCGCCCCGAGGCAGGAACGCCCCCTCCGCGAGCGCGACGGAGAAATAGCCGCTTGACGGAATAGTGCCGCCGGGCAGGGCCACGTTCGGGAGGGCGTGCAGCGCCGTCGTGCGTTGCCCCTCGACGAAGATGCGCGTGCGTTGCTGCGCCCCATCGGTCTGCCGCCGAAAACTCTTCACGGTCGGGAGCGTTTCGGTGAGCGGCTGCGGGCGCGAGAGCGGTTCGGGTGTCGTGCCCCACGCATGGACGCCCCGCTCCGGGTCGATGTAGAACCCGCCGCCGCAGAGGTTCGTGAGCCGCTGCATGATCGTGGACGGGCGTTCGTTGACGACTTCCCGAGACGCCAGCACCGGCAAGTTCGTCTGCACGAAGCCCGTCGTAAACGGGAAGGGGCGAGAGGTGGGATTCCCCCCGCGCACATGCCGCGTGACGAGGTCGATGATCGTGGCGGTCGCGGATTGCGTGGGCCAGCCCTCGGTCACGAGCGCCGCGTCGAACACGTCGAGCCAATCGATACAGGTGAGATCGATGAACGGGCGCTGGTCGCGCACGCCGCCCCGCTGCATCGGCACGCGAGATTCCTGCATCGAGATGATCTGCCCCGAGAACTCCACGTTCGTCTGGTTCCCCATCGCGATCTCGATACGGGTCCGCATCGCCGGGACGGTCGTTCCGTAGTAATGCGTGAAGTCCGGCAGGAGCGTGAGGCTCGCCGTATCGATGGCCGCGTTCAGGTGTTGCGAAATGTGCACCGACCCCTCCTTCACGTACGGGGTCGCGTCATAGCGCACGCCGTCCGGTCCCCAAATCGCCACGATAGGTTGATACGCGGCGAGATACGCGGAGCGGGTGGCATCGGACCGGGCGAGATTCGACACGGCGGGCATCAGTGCCTTCGTCGGCGCCGTGCGCGCGAGCGTATAGTGCGCGGCGATCTCGTTCGCGGTCAGCACCCGAGGATAGAGGGCCACTTCGTCAAACAGCCCGCGAGCCTGCGCCCCGCTGTTATTGCTGCGCGCTATCAGCAAGCGGCCCGTCGGATCGGCGGCGATGGTACCGCCGCTCGTGCCGGTGCTGCCGCAGAGCACGCCATCGATGTACACCTTCGCGCTCGTCGGCCCCGGAACCGCATCGAAGGTCGCCACGACGTGATGCCAGGCGCCATCCGCGACCCGCTGCGTCGTCGTCGCGTAGAACAGGGTTTGCGGCGCGGCGGACGCGGCGGTGAAGATAAGGGTGCCGTCCGGATTGAGCAGCAGCATCCAGCCCTTTACCGTCCCAAGCACCGTGCGGGTCACGAGTCCGGCGCTGTAGATGGAGTTCGTGCGGTTCTGCGTGTTGATCCACAGCTCGACACTAAACGCGCTGGTGAACGCCAGCGAGAGGTCGGTGCCCACATCGATATAGCCCGGGACGCGAGTGGATGCCTGTGGCAACAGGAGCGCGGTATCGGACTCGCCGCGCAGGGCTCCCGGCTGTCCAAAGAGATAGTCGGCCGTCTCGAATGCGGGCTGACCCGTTGTGTCGAGGAGCGTGCCCGTTTTTCCCCCGATAAGATCCGCGACGGTCGCTCCGCTCGTGTCGCCGAGCCGCCAATAATTCTGTGCGCCGTCCGCGATGATGCGGTCCTTATACGCGGTCGGATTCGCGGACAGGCCCATTACGCCGCGCGCCTCCGGTGCGTGAGACCGTGCCGTGCGGAGAGCGCGCGCTCGACCAGCGCGGCGAGGCGCTGATCGGAACCCGGCTCGTTGAACAGCGCGCCGCGCGCGTCGATGTAGACGGTGATGCCGCTGCCGGCCGCCGCGCCGCCGGCCGGACCACTGCCGCCGGTGGTGACCGCGCCGCCGCCGGCCTCGTCTTCCGGCACGACGGCTTCCTTGCCGTGCAGCATGACCAGCGAGCCTTTGCCGAAGTCCACAAACTGGCCGTGCGTGCCGCCCTGATAGCCGGGAACCGCGCCGGCGCCCCCCTTCGGTACGGTGCCGCTGGTCGTGTACTGGACTTCAATCGGAATCTTCGAGGGAAACTTCGCAATCTGCTTTTGCGTATCGCTGACCGCCGTCCCGAGGGAGCGGCTCAGCACATCGGCCAGCTTCTGGACTTCGGCAATCAGCTTCGTGAAGCCCTGCGACATCGTCATGCTGAAGGAGACGCCGGAGTCCTCGAGGGTCTCGATCTTGTTGCCGCTCGCGTCGGTGAGCTGGCCCATCTCGACCATCTTCTGGAGCATCGGCCGCATCGCGTCCGGCACTTCGGTGCCCATCGTCAGCGCCTGGGCGACGTACTCGTTGATCCCCTTCGCCATGCGCGACGTGATCGCGACGGTGCTGATGCCGGCGGCGTTGAGGACCTCCCAGTCCTTGAACAATTGCTGCGCCTGTTTGTCGAGCTGCTGCCGCTGCATCGCCGGCCCGAGCTCCTCGATCGTGAAGCCGTAGCGCTTGGCGGTCTCATCGAGCAGCGCGAGCGCATCGGTCTCCTGCTGAAACAGGCTGTTGAGATTGGTGAGCGCGGTGTTGTATTGCTCGACGGTCTTCGCATCGAACACCGCCTGGACGAGGGTGAGATTGCCGGTGAGCTGCTCGACGCGCGGATTCAGGGTCTCGATGCCGCCCTGGAGTTTGAAAAACTCATCACGCAGCGGCGAGACCGACTTCGACTCCTCGCTCTTGCCGAACACTTTCGAAAACAGTTTCGTGATGCCTTCAATCGCCGGCCCCACGAACGAGCCGATCACCGGCACCATGCTGCCAATCGCGCCGCCGATCTTGCCGGCCATGCCGGACGAACCAAAGATGCTCGTCACGCCCTGCGAGACCGTCTTACTCAACGAGCTGTCCTTCGAGAACATCGCTTGCCCGAGGCCGGTCAGGGCCGCCTTTGCAGGATTGCCACCGCCGGCAATCGCGGCGGCGATGTTCACGCCGAAGTCCTTGGAAAAGTACTGCGTGATCGTCGTGCCGAAACTTTTCGTGTCGTCACCGGCGTCCTGCATCCCTTTGCCCAGTTTGCCGAGAGACGGGACGAGGTTCACCGCGATGACGTGCCCGAACGCATCGGTTTTAATCGTCGACTGGATCAGTTGCTTGCTGAAGTCGCGGTTGATGGCGACGGTCTCCGACATCCGGATCTGAAAGCCGTCGACGTTCTTCGTGGCGCCGAGTGCGGCATTGCCGAGTTGGAAGTGCTGATAGCGGATGCGTTCGAGCGAACCCGTAACGGCGGTCGCATAGCGCTCCTGCGCGGTCTCCGCATCCTTGTTGACTTTGATCGTTTTCTCGGTCGATTTGACGTTCTCCTCGAGCGTCTGCCCGTAGACCTTGAGCTGGCTGATCATCGTCGGATCGATGACGTCGTTGACGGTGGCGCCGCCGCCGACACGGAGCGGCGGGGCACCCGGCAGCTTCGGGACCTCCGGCAGCTTCGACGGCATGTTCCAAATAAACTGGGACTCCTGAAATTTTTCGTCCGCGGCGACGAGATCGCCCATGTACGCGCGGAGGGTTCGTTTCGTGTTCAGGTACCACTCGTCCCACTTGTCGCCGGCCCGGTCGAGCGCCGCGACCTGCTCGTCGGTCATGGTCTTGGTGTTCTTGATGACGTCGTCGAGGTTCTGCTTCATCGCGGGCGCAATCTGCGTCCACGTTTTGCCGAACAGCGCGGAGCCGGCGTTCGCGCGGTCGACCGGGTCTTGAATCTTGGAGACCGCGGAGGCGAGCTTCAGAAACTGATCCTCGGGCGCGAGCCGGCGGATCTCCGCATAGTCGAGACCCATCCGCCGGAGCGCGGCCTGCGCGTCCTTGTCGTCGAGGCCTTTCTGCAGCATGCCGATAGCGCGCGCGAGCGTCTCCATCGAGACACCCGACGTGACGCCGATGGCTTCCAACCGCTGCAGCCCTTGCACGCTGACGCCGGTCGACACGCTCAGATTGGAGAGCTGATCGGCGTAGTCGAGCGCGGCCGCGATCTGCTCCTTGATGGCGTTGATGATGGCCGTGCCGCCGAACGCGATGCCGAGCGCGCCGCCGACACCCATGACGATGTCTTTGAGCGAGCTGAATTCCCCACCGAGCGGCTTCACGGAATCCGCGAGGCTCTGAATCTTCGGCGGCACGTCGATGCCGAGCGCGCGCATTTTCGCGGCCGCTTCCGCGGCGGTCGAGGCGACGCGCTGCAGCTCGCCGCTGGTCAGCTTCGCCGGCCCGCCGATGCGGTCGACGGCCTCCGCCATCATCGTGGCTTCCTTGATGATTTTCTGTCCGGAGAATTGATCGCCGATGCGCTTCAGGGAGCGGTTGACGTTCGCGGCGCTGTCATCGAAGCCCTTGAGCTGCAGGTCCGCCTTCTGCACGGCGGTGTAGAAGCTCGAAAAGTCGGTGACGAATTTGGCAGTCAGGGACATAGGACACTCAGAAGCGGTCCCGCGCGACGGGATCGCGGCTCACGAAATCGACGAGTACCTCGTAGACATCGACCGGCAGGTCGAGCAACTCGTCATACGTCCAGCCCATTACTCGACAGATGTGGAGGTCGCTGACGACGCGGTCTCGCCAGCCGATGCGTTTTTTTCCTGCTCCCGTTCCGCCTCCATCGCGGCCTCGTGCGCGGTGAGCGCGGACCAGATTTCGGCAAACGTGTCGGGGTCGAGACCCTCGAGGATCGCGCCCCGTTCGGCCGGCGTGGTGTTCCGGATCACGACGGGTTTGCCGGCCGGGTCGAGCAGCGACCAGTCGATCAGATACTCCACCATCATCGAGAGGCCGACCTGATTCGGATCGATCTCGGTGGTCTCGTTGACGGCCATCCGTTTCACCTGGCGTCCGAAGGCGCGGCGCGCTTCGCCGGCCGTCAGCCGCTTCTTGACGAGCAGCCACTCGCCGTCGGAGATCGTGAGGCGATGCGTTTCCGGTGTGACAAATCGCGTGCGCGCCATCTCTAATGCACCCTCTCTTTCGGTCCGAGCCGTGCGGTGAGCTGCCGGCCGGCGAGCTGCAGCTCGAGGACCGGCCACGTCCACGGCAACCCGTTCGGCCGCAGCACGACGAACGTCAGCGCGGCCTGTTGCAGCCGCAGCGGATCGCCGTCGAGGATCTCTGCGGTCAGCACGTCGTTGACCAGACTCCACGGCCCGAGCGCCGCGGCGCGGTGATAGCCCCACCGGACCTCCGCGGTGCCGGCGGGCCCTTCAACGGATAACCCCTGCTGCAGATCCATCGCGCGGTCTACGGCACCGTCCAGGCGCCGTTCGCCACGAAGTTGCCGTCGAGCGTGACGGCCGCGGACACGCCGAGCTTGAGGGACGCGGAGACCCACGCCGGCCCGGTGAACACTTTCGCGGGGAACAGCTTCGAGGGATAGAACGCGAGCTTGCAGCCGTCCTGGGATTTCGTCGCGTCCCAGACCGTGTTGTCGACTTCATCCCAGTTCGCGGCGAAGGTCCCTTTGATATCGCGGAGGCCCAACACATACGTCTTATTTGGCGACCCCAGTGGCGTGACCTCCACGGTGTCTGTCGCCATATCCAGCGAGTACTCAGAGACTTGGCCGACGAGGACGAGCGGCCCGGTGCCGGAGGTCGACATGTAGAGCATGCCGTTTTTGCCATGATGTGCGGACATTGCGTGTTCTCCTTCTGATGGTTGCTACGCTGCCGAGACTAGCCCGCGCAAATCCGCGAGCACCGTCGTTGCCCGAGTGATCCACGACGCCTCCGCGACGGTCTCGATCAGCGCCATGCGCCGAAGCTGCCGCGCGGCGGCCGACTCTGCGAGCGCCGCGCGGATCGCCGCGGCGCCGTCCTCCGGTGTCGTCGCGGTCGGGACCAGATCCCCGAAGATCTCTGCCACTTCCGCGCGCGGCGTGCTGACGTGCGGCAGCCCGCACGCGGCCATTTCGTAGGCGCGCGGGTTCAGCGATTCGCCGGTCAAGTACGGGCCTTCGTCCTTTAGGCTGCTCCGCTGGCGGTAGAGGTTCAGCCCGAGCCGCGCGCGGCGATACAGGCCGGCCGCGGTGGTGTTCGCCGTCGTGCCGTCCCGCAAGAACGGCCGGAGCTTCGACCGCCGCGGCAGATCCCAGTGGCCGTAGATGCCGAGATCGATGCCGGTCCAGTCGATGGCCTCGAGCCACTTGATCCGGTCCGCGAAGCCGGTGCCGATCACGACGACGTCATGCGCCGGCAGCGCG